GGTGACTTGAATCCGCGACATCTGACCATCCTGCCAACTTCGTTTGCTGATGTACCTGCAGTGAGTATTGGGACTCGCTTGTTGACAGCGGTGAAAGGATTTGGCGATCAAGTAGTTGCTGGTGGTGACCTTGGCTCTAGCATGTTGCAAGCTATCCAGCATAACGGATTGTCACGGCCATTGGCGGGCTTAGCAGTTGCTTTGCAGGGAGAGAGTACAACTAGCAAGGGCTCCCTCATCGCGGCCCATAGCGACTTCCTTTCTGTCGCTACCGCAGTTCGTGTGATGGGGGCTAGGCCGATGGATGAAGCTGTAGCACTGCAGACTAAGTTCCGTCAGGATGGCTACAAAGCGTTGGATCGTGAGCGGCTGGAAACGCTAGGTGCTGCGGTCAAGCAGAAAATTCGTCATGGCGGATTGACCGGAGAGGATGTTACTGACTTTGCTGCAGAGTATGCTAGCAGAGGAGGAAACATAGCTAGCTACAATGCCGCTCTCCGTCGCTGGATGAAGGATGCAAATCAATCTGTAGTCAATCAGATGATGGATGCACACAACAGCAGGTATGGTCAGCAGCTTATGCAGATCATGGGTGGTGATAGATTGAAGGAGTTCAAGGATGAAACGAGCACGGATACGTCGGGGACTCAGCAGTGATCAAGGAACTTTCGGCAAGCTGTCTTTCGGAGACAGTTTTGTATATACCTTGGAGTTGCCTTGGCGAAACAATGTACGACGAATGTCGTGTGTGCCGACAGGCAGTTATCGCTGCGACTTGATAACGTCTCCGAGATTCGGCAGATGCTACCTGCTGGATCGCGTTCCTGGTCGCAGTGAAGTGCTGATTCATGCAGCTAACTTTGGCGGCGATATCACACTAGGCTGGGATACTCACCTTCAGGGATGTATAGCGCCGTGTGAGAGGATTGGTAAACTGTGGAATAGGAAAGGAAAGTTGCAGACTGCAGGATTAGTTAGCCGGCCAGCAGTTGACAAGCTGATGGCTTGGGCTAAGGGTGAATCATTCATACTGGAGATTGAAAATGCTGACAGCACTAATGACGTTGCTAGGTAGTTCTACTGTCGGTAGCCTGCTTGGTGGTGTGTTTGCTTGGTTGAATCGAAAAGAGGACACTCAAGTAAGGAAGAACGATCAAGAGCATGAAGTTAAGAAGTGGGCTCATGATCTGCTAGTGAAAGACAAGGATCTGGAATATGCTAGAGTAGAAGCAGAAAGCAAGAAGCAAATAGCATTCATCGAAGCAGAAGCTGTGATGGAAGGCGCTAGGCTGAAAGCAATTACAGAAGCCAACAAAGAAGACAGTCTCACAGCAGAAGAGATTGCAGCAGCAGGCAGTTGGAAATGGGCACTGGTTCTTGCTTCGGCGTACAGGAAAAGCATGCGCAGTGTGCTGACGACTCTCGTTGGCGGCGCAGCGATTCTGGTTAATGTGACGCTGGTGGTGCAATTCAGGGATAGCTGGGGTAGTTTGACAGCAGCTCAGCAGATGGACTTGATGATTCAAGCACTGTCGTGGGTCAGTGCACAAGCCTCGATGATGTTTGGTTATTGGTTTGTAGCTAGAGGCACTGCTGAAGGCAAGGCAAAATAAAACCCGCCAAAGCGGGTTGTGGAGAGGGAGATGAAGATAAAGCGTCCTATGGGGCGCTTTTCTTTTGCTCTTGCAACTCTTCAAGCTTGGCAAGCAACGAGTGCCCGAGGGCTAGCAAGTCACAGTAAGCTGACCAGCCTAGAATTTCAGCTTTCGTCAGGCTATCGCGGTTATTTTCCACCCACTCTACTGTGTGAGTCATCTGCTGCACGAGCTGATGTCGCAGAGTAGGGTAGGGAACATGGACAGCTCCAGTCATTGGGTATCTCCTTCTTTGATAAAGATTCCATCGGTATTCAGGTAGCCTTTACGGTCCTTGATTTCTTCCCAAGCTAGCTGCACGCAGTCACGAATGTCCACATGCAGCAGCTCTGAAATCATTACCAGTACTACGAACATATCGCCAATAGCATCCTTAGTGTCTTTGTGTTTGTTTCGCGCTATGGCGGCAGCTAGTTCGCCTTGCTCCTCAACCAGCTTGACGAACTGCGCTTGCGGGGTTGAGTTGATACAGATTTGTCGCTCGTATCCCCACTTGGCGATCTTGTGTGCCAGCGTAGTCAGGTCAGATTCGTTAACATTCATACGGGTAGTTCCTTTCCTTTAAGCCATCGTTGATCGGTGTATAACACCTTCTTGCTGATACCTTTTTGTTTGGGTAGGTATGCGTGACCCTTTCCACCGGGAAGCTCGACAGTCTGGATTTTCTCTGCGAGCAGCAAGTTGTTTATGATTTGTGCTAGATCGGTAGGCTTCTCCAAGTCGGTACGGACGACATACCAAAGTTCCTTCTGACCCAGTGGAGTTTTGGAAGCATATATAGCCTGCATGAGTTTGCTAGCAGCCTCAGAACTCTTGCTCTTGCCACCTTCGCCAGCAGCCTTGGGCATCTGAGTCTCTGCGTAGGCTAGGATGGTGGATGAGCGAACCACATCGGTGAGCGAGATAGTCATTGAGCATCTTGCTGCTGCATGTAGCATAGCCAGCTTTAGCAGGTGCGTGTAGCGTCGCTCTCCGTAGTGAACAAAGCGTGAGTCTTCTAAACCCGGCCAAGATGTGTAGATGATACTCAGAGAGTTCTTGGCTTCTGGAGAAAGCGCAAAGGGTCCAGCAGCACGAGAACGAATGAGAATCATCTTCTCTTGTATCTGTGCTAGCAGCTTCGCATCTGGCGGCTCAGGGAATGGTATCTTCCTTCCTGTGCGCTCCCCATAGATAAGAATCATCCGACTCATGAAACCTTGGCCGACTGATTCTGGCGGGAAGCAAGCAGTGAATCCCTGCGGGGTGTTGCCGCCGAGAATGTTGATTGTCGGCTGGTAGATGGAAACTGACTTACTATTTTTGAGTCGGTATGTCCAAGGCTTATCGCTATCCCAATCCCACATATCGCCTAGAAGAGATTGGAAGTCTACGTTACCCGGACCCATGAAGATGTTAAACTCATCAGCGTTGATGAAGGATTCAACTGGAGTGGTACAAGAATCGGAGAGCAGGTCAATCTCGTCGACAGAAGCTTCTTCGCTCTGGCCGCCCAAAGTGAGGTCTGCTAGATACTGCTCTTTGCTAGTCTTCTTATGTGCGAACGTAGTGTAGCCTAGCGAAGCGATCAGTTGACTCGCTGCTTTAATGGCCGAACTCTTCCGTGCTCCCGGATCGCCCACAAACATGATGTACTGATTAGGAAATATTCTACCAGCCCCGAACGGAAGCCAGCAAGAGCGACCAAGCCAAGCAGACAGAGAGCCCAAAAGTGCCCAGCGATGGAAGATCGCAGGCGGTTCGCTATCTGCATGGAGTCGAAGATAGAGTTCAAATATGTCATCATTTGGGTTGTATTCCGACATGAGAGAAGCCGTTACTTTATCTCGCTCCAGCGAGTCTTGTCTGGAGCAGATAGATCAGAAGGAATGAACATTGTCCGAGTAATGCCACGAGGATCTGTGACAGCTACTCTAGTGTTCATCAAGGCGAATACAGCTTTAGCGTCTTCTTGTGTACGATAGATGAAAAGTATGGAATCATGAATCTGAGCAAGCACGCGCACACGGCCACGAAGTGAGCCATATACCGTCTCTCTCCAAATGGCGTACCATTCTTTGTTGACGATAGCTACAGACAGATTCTGTGGCGCGTGAGCTACGATGGAATTCAAGTCTTGTTTGTTCGCTCTTGGCGCCCCAAAGCATCGCCGTGTCCAGCCAAGTGCGGAGACTAGCATGCCAGTAGTCTCCACTGCTGAGACTAGCGAAGAGTACCAACTGCCTTTAACTGCAGGATAGGTAGCTACATAGCGATCAAGCAGGTACTTGCAGACATCGATTAGCTTCATGTATGCCGGCAACTTGAGCAGTACTTTAGCTTTGGCTACAGCCGCCGGGCCCATCGTGTCCAACATCACAGCCGGACCCATGTTGTAGTTTGCTCCGTGATTGGTGCGCTTGCTCAGATTACGTAGCGGCTTGTTGAGTTGCTTGCCAGTTGCATTGTCATAGATTTCTTCGTAAGGTACACCAAAGAAAGCAGAAGCATTCCAAGAATGATAGTCATTGCCAGACTCGACTAGATTGATAAGCGCTTCTTCGCCAGACAGATAGCCGACACAGCGAGCTTCAGACTGTGCTTTGTCGCACTCTCCAATAAACCAGCCAGGTGGCGCAACACAACATTGTTTGAAGCTGTCATCACTACCTGGGATGTTCTGTATCTGCCAGCCGCAATCGAAAGCAGATTCTTGACTAGCTGCCCGCAGCGTATCGGTGCCGCCAGGATTGAGGTTGTAGAGAATGCGGTCGTGCCAGAGTTTATCTGCGTTGAAGTAGGTAGAGACTTGTTTGGATTCTTTCTTATATGCTTCTACTCGTTCGAGAATGTAGCCGTTTAGCGGATGTCGGGCACTGGCTTTTTGTACCTGCATTTTACCAGTCCCGCGACGTGCATTCTCACGAGCAGATAGCTTCTCGTCTTTGACTAAATCGCCACAGCCAAGCAAGCGAAAGAGCTGCGTATTCTGCTTAGCAGAGTTAGGATTGTATGTAGGGGAATCCAGAAGGTAGCGAAGTTCAGCTAGCTGGGCTTCGACAGCAGCTTCCTTTTCGGCCGCGATAGCCTTGAAGCGAGCAACGTCACAAGGAATGCCTTCCAGTGCAGCGTTGATCGCTGGGAAGATCATCGGGAATTCGTGCTCAGTGTAGTTGACGATAGCCCAAGCGGGAATCTCAGCGAGCAGAGCTAGCAAAGAATTCACTGTAGCCCAGCCGTCTCTAGCACAGTAGCGATGCAGGTCTTCAGGATTGCCGGTTTTGCCTTCCTCTTTCCAGTAGCGGACATCACGCAGCACGAAAGCAGTGATAAAATCTAGCCGCTTAGGCAGCTCCGACAGCCACGAGTGAAACAGATGGAAAGTGTCGTGAAAGTAATTCTTGCACGGGGCGCCCCAACGCAGGAAGTAAGCATTGTCGAATAGTCCGTTCTGGAAGACTTTCGGTGTGTCGCAAGCATTCGCATCACGGATGAATTGTTGATGCCAAGGCTCGTCGAACGGGATAACGTATGAAGCAGTCGTGTGTGCAGCAGCGTCGTAGACTGTGTAGCTGACGCAGCGAATAGAGCGAATAGAGTCTTGCGGCCAGGGAGTTTCGATGTCGATGGCTACCAAACGAGCAGCTTGAATCTCAGCAAGCACAGCTTCTCGGTTATCTAGTGTGATCAATGACCACTTGAAAGGAGTAGCCTGGAAGAAGCTTGCAGGGTCAGTTACCTTACGCAGGTATCTAGACACTACAAACTCTTCCTCTGCTACGGTACGCAAGCGAGGTAGCGGATTTAGAATAACAACTTCTCTTCCGCTGCGCAGCTTCATCAAACTGCCTGCGTAATTGTCCAGCGAGATTCCCTTCTCCTTCAGCGGCTGCAGGTAATCTACCTGAGCGTGCAAAAGAACCTTCAGTGAATCCTCCTGTGCACAGAAGACGGCATCAATCTCGTGCTTGTCGCACAGACGATCCAGAGTTACTGGATTGTCGATGCTCTTAGACGACTTCACCAGCTTGTGGCCAGTGAGCGGAGCCAAGCGTTGGAAGCGATCGAGATAGCTTTCGTCTTCAGGAGTGCAAAGCAGGAGGAATTTCATAGAAGGAGGGAAGGAGAAAAGGAATCAGCGTGGCGGTTGGAGAAACACTAGCGAGTCAGATAACTCTAGAAGAATCATCGGACGCTTTTCAGGCTCCCATGTATTGAGCGCCCTAGCTAGCGCTGCCTGTAGAGCTCTCGCATCTTCTAGAGTGAGCTGCATCACAGTGCCAGAAGATAGCGTTAGCTGAATAGACCCTGGAGGCGGGAACATAGATTAAGCCAACTCCAGATTCTTGACGACAGGGTAGATGCGATCTTTGTCTTCCTTGTCCGCCCGGCGATTGACCGTAGCAGTCACTGGCCGCCCCGTTGCGAAGTGATCACGCACCAGAATCTTGAGGTTGCCTTCACCAAGCGACTCAGCCACGCCAGCCAGCAGCTGCTTCAGGCGACCAAGAGACACTTTCACTGCATCAGGTTCGCCGACCAGGAAGTATAAGCTTGAGAAACGTTCGCCTGCCGGAGTGTCAGGGTCTGCATCGTTGTTCTTCTGGATGCAGTCAATGACTTCGTAGTCAGCCTCGACTGCTGCTTTGCCGTTCACTTCCTTCATCGCCAAAGTGAGTTTCAGATTGTACTCGCCAGGATAGGGAACAGAAAAACCAGGCAGGTCTTCGATGCCGTCCAGGTCCAGGTCCAACAGGTCAAGAGATGCGTCGATATTGCTCATGATAAGTAAGTGCTTTCTATGAAAGTGAGGATGAAAGAATAGATTGATGGGTAGTTGAGGGCCTAGCTTTGCGCGTCAATCTCTTCACGCAAAGTAGGAAGATAGTCAGGGAGTTGGCGGTAGAGATCATCGATTCGCTCTTGCATGACTGTAAGTTCTCGGACATAGATTAGAGCGACGAGGGTGGCTCCAACTGCCCAACAAGCGAGGGAAGCGTATAGAGCCACGTACAGGGGTGTCATTGCATATTCCTTTAGCGGCTAAGGCTGCCTAATACTGCGGAAAGTAGGTAAGCAGCTGAAGCCCACCCTAGGCTGCCAATAATAATAGCGGTCAGGAACGTTATCAGCTCATGACCACGCTGCGTAGGTATATCATCACCGCCTAGCCACCAAAACGTAGCAACAACCATTGCTCCAATAATGACCTGTACGTTGAATTTCCCACAGAATGCCTGCATACTCATCGCGGATTCCTTCCAAGTTCACTATATCCAGCCATGTCGATCCAGTTGTCTTCATGGCTATTACCAGTTAGTACACGAGACATCTTTTCACAGACCATCACCATAGCATTCAGTTCGTGCGAGGGTAAAGACTGAGTTCGCTGGGAGTTTGCTCGGAAGATGATATTCAGCAAATCGATCGCTACTGAGGAGTTCGCTGCGAAACTCCCGTATATTGACCCGCGTTGATCCAAGGTAGCTTGCACAGTGATCGGTGAAGGAGTTGCCGAAGGAGTCACCGATGAGGCGGGTCTCTGGCTTCGTTGTTTGGTTGTTGGCATACAAGTTGATTCCTTTCAGTTAGCTGGTTACTTAAACAACTCTGACAAACCAAGCTGGAGTCCTTTTCCATCTTGGAGTTTCTTGCCAGTACGACTGCCGAGAACTACTCGACTCTTGTCTGCTTGATGGGACCAAGCTTTGAATTGGCCGCCAACTACTTCAGTGTAAACTACATCGTCGAAGTACTTTGCAAAGTCTGACGATTTGTTGCGGGTGCCGCCAATGGGAGCGATCTTCTTGCTTCCATCTTCCAGCTCCACTAGCAGTTCGTGAGAAATAACAACTACGTTGTACGGAGCATTTTGGAATGTGCTTCCAAAGCGGTCTGAGATTGACCCTTGCTTAGCCCAATCATCGTAGCTGGATTTCAGATTGCCCCAGTCATCCTTAGCTAGTGCATCTTTGTGAATCCAGTTGATAGTCGAATCCATCAACTGCGTATAGCTGTCGATGACTAGGATATCCTTGCGGTTGTCCATCGCAGAGATATCTAGTTCGCTAGTTGGCTTGCCTTCTTTAGCGCACAGCGGGCAAGAGACTTTACCGTGCTCTTGACAGATGGTATGCTTACCCGGCTTAATGGCTTTTAGCACAGTTTCCAGAGCAACAGGAAACGTCTGAGTATCCGGGATGCGGAAGTAGTTGATCTTATCCAGATGAGGGAAAGCCTTGGAGTTGCTTCCCATCAGAGTCTTCGCACCACCGTCCAGATCCAGCCAGTGTAGGTTGAAGTTTGCAGCTAAGGCGCCCACGAGTTCTGTCTTGCCTGTCTTGGGCGCCCCGTAGACTAGAATATGTCTAGCTTCGGAGCCTTTGTATTCGGAGAGTTTCATAGTTCCCATTCCTTTCTGGTGATCATCCGTACTGCAGTGCCTGCGCGGTTGTACGCTAGTGCTCTCTTTAGTGCCGCTTCATACGTGAGGCTAGCTTCGATAAGATCAAGCGTGACTGGCTTCACGATCATCCACTCTTCGTCTGGTGGTCTGGTCGCGGCAAGCGCTTCAGTGAGAGTAGGTGTCTGGTCAGCCATGAGTCACCTTAGATAACCTTCTGCAGCTTCAGTGCCGGGGATGTGACCTTCTTTTGTACTGGCACACAGACTACGTAAGCTGCTTGTCCATCAGGTATCTCTTGCTTGCGTATGTTCATGTAGGTGGCACAAGTCTCTTTATCCTTGATTCCTTGCATCAAGCGCACGCCGTCTACGGCATCGCCAGCAGGTGCCATGAGAATAGTTATCATCGTGAAAGTAAGTGAGTCCATTCTGTGTATACCTCGTAAGTTATTGCGACAATCAATCCTAGGAAGGAGATGAGTATGAGTGCTAGCACTGTGAGAGCAGCTAACCGTAAGCGGTTGCTGAAAGTCATGACTGGCCGTCTTTGAGTGGTCGGTAGATACGCCAGCCCTTGGCCAATACCGCCTTAAGTAGCTTAGCTATTAGCCAGGTCGGTGGCAGGATAGCGGCTTCTAGTGGATTTAATTCTACTGCTAGAGCGTGCCAGTCATATGCCATATCACGCACTGCGCAATCCTCTGCGTTCTTGAATTCTGTGCCGTCTTTGGCTATGTATCTTGTCTCTACTCTCATGCTACTTGCCTGCCTTCTCTGCTTTAAGCTTGTTAATTACATCATCTAGCCAGATGACTGCATCCACTTCCTCTGCATCGTCGTCACCTTCTTCGATTCTTGGGAGTGGTTCATCTGGTATCAGATTGCATTCACCGAAGAACTCGCAGCGTCGCATAAAAGACATGCAGCTCTCGCCACGCTTTGGGTAGAATTTGATTTCCTGATAAGTCTTTATTGCTGAGTGATCTAACAGCAGATCCTTGATCCACTCAGCCCGGTGCAGCATAGTCTTGTCAAACGGCATGATCTGCCAGGAAGACTTGCTAGTAGAGTACACGCAGTAGTAGACTGTATACTCAGGGATGCCAGGCCAGATAGCATCAAGCATAAGACTATATCCAGTCGCTTGGTTACTGTTGGCATACTGAGCATCATCAGGAGTCATGCCAGTGGTCTTCAGTTCGAGTACAGCATAGCGATCCGTGACAGTGTTGTGCAGTACCAAGTCAATGTGACCATAATGTCTGAAGCCATCAGCAGAGCGCAGGGAGAAAGCAAGTTCTACGGCTAGCTTACCGCTAGGCAGTCGCGCTACTTCCCAGTCTTCGCCAAGCTCTGATGTGCTCCACCAAGCAGCGAAGTTCTCAATTGCTACCACTGCTTCCCAAAGAGACTTCTTGGCTTTCTGGTGCCGATCAGTGAACGGAGCACGCCAGGCCATGAACGCATTGAGGATCGCTTTGTTGATGTCGCCATCCATCAGGAAACTCTGCACTCCAGCACCTACAGCGTGACCGTAAGTGAAGTGTAGATTTACCACTTCATTAATGCCGCGAGTACCTAGAGCAGCTCGATACATAGACAGTTGATACTTACGCGGACAAGAATGCAATTGTTGGAGTTGACTGTAGCTAGTCACATTCCACAATCGCATCAAGCGCGAGTACTGTTTATCTGCTGTCGAGGAGTAGATCAGCGCCTGCTTGTCGAGTTCAGCAGAAGTCTGAATCGTAACTCCATCAAGCAGATCAAGCGTAGGTAGTGTGCTCATGGGTAGTAGGTGGTTAAGAGGTAGTTGAGGTAATCCCAGTCTTCTTGTGTTTGGCAAGGACAGCAGACAGCTATGAATCGTTGTATGTCTAGGAGTTGGTATGTACTCAGCTTGGCGCCCATTGCTTCCCGGATGACTACAGCCTGAAGTGGACTATAGTTACTTGAGACTGTTGCATGTATGGAAGCAAAGTCGAATTGCCCGGAGAGCGATAGAAGCCGGAACTCAAAAACAGCCTGTGTTCTCTTGCTCCGTATTGCTTGGATTACACAGAACACAAAGTCACTTATGTGCCGCTTTCTGGATCGTTGCATGGATTGTTCTGTCTCCAGCGATACCAAAGTAATGCACGAAGCACAATAGGAGTATCCCCCATCCGAAGCTTCGCATCCCACAGACGTGCATCGACACTGCTTCGATTCATGCCAGTCTCTTTAACTATCTCAGCCCCACTGCCATAGAGGCAAAGAAGATCCATCACGTGTGCTGCGGAGG